AATTATTTCCTTCTAAAGGACCAGTCAAAGTACAGGTGTTAGGAGAGATTACAGAATCAACTCAAAGACAAGCTAATAGAGTTGAAAGTTTTATGAACTATCAAGTAACAGAACAAATGCCTGAGTTCTTTGATGAGTTTGAAAGAATGTTATTTCATTTACCACTCATAGGTTCAGCATTTAAAAAGATTTATTATGATGCATCGTTAGAAAGACCTGTAAGTGAATTTGTACCTATAGATCAATTTTATGTATCTTATTATGCTAAAGACTTACGTACAGCAGATAGATACACTCATGTATTATATAGAAGTCCTTTAGATTTAAGTAGACAAATAGAAGCAGGAATGTATTTAGATATAGACCTTCCTTCTCCTACAAATCCTAATCAAACTTCTATGGCAGAAAAGATGGACAATGTAACAGGTCTGTCTCCAACATCTGACTCTGACCCACAGTATGTATTACTTGAGCAGCATTGTTATTTAGAATTAGAAGATTACCCTACAGCATGTCCTTATATTGTAACAATAGAAGAAGCTTCAGGTAAAGTTCTTTCTATTCGTAGAAACTGGGATGAAAAAGATAAGACAAAACAAAAGAAAATGTTCTTTACCCATTATAAGTTTGTACCGGGATTTGGTTTTTATGGTCTAGGACTAATACATTTCTTAGGTAATTTAACTATGTCAGCAACTGCAGCTATGAGAAGTCTTATTGATGCAGGTCAGTTTGCTAATTTACCGGGAGGATTTAAAGCTAAAGGTGTAAGAGTTGTAGGAGATAACGATCCTATAGCACCGGGAGAGTTTAAAGAAGTTGAAGCTACAGGTATGGACTTAAGTAAGTCAATTATACCTTTACCTTATAAAGAACCATCTCAAACATTAATGGCTATGTTAAGTTTTGTAGCAGGAGCTGGACAAAAGTTTGCTGATACGACTGAACAAGTTATAAGTGAAGGTTCTAATTCAGGACCTGTTGGAACAACTATGGCATTACTAGAAGCATCTAGTAAATTCTTTAGTGCTATACATAAAAGATTACATAAGTCACAAAGAGATGAATTTAAAATTCTTGCTCGTATAGATTCAGAAAGCTTACCTTCTAAATATCCTTATGATATGCCGGGATTATCAGAAAATATATTTAGATTAGATTTTGATAAACGTATTGATGTAATACCTGTTAGTGATCCTAACATTCCTTCATCAGCACATAGACTTATGATGACACAAATGGCTATGCAGTTAGCTCAAACAGCACCTCCGGGTATGTTTAACATGGAAGAACTAAATAGAACTCTTTTATCTGCAGCTAATATACCAAACTTAGATAAAATACTACCATCTAAGCCAGAGTCTATGCCACTTGATCCTGTTACAGATATTGAAGCAGCAACCAAAGGTCTACCAATAAAAGCATTTGTAGGACAAAACCATGATGCACATATTCAAATTAAGACTATGTTCTTACAAGACCCTATGAATGGTGGTAATCCTATCATGCAAAGAGTATCTCCTATATTACAAGCTAATATACAAGAGCATACAGTTATGAAATATCAAGAACAAGTTAATGGTGTTACAAAACAAATGATGTCTCAAGCTCCTCAAGGTGATCCTAATACTAATAATCCTGCAGTTATTGAACAAATTATGGTTCAAGCAGCTTCTCAAGTTATGCAAGCTAATCAAGCGGCAGCACAACAAGGAGGTTCTCCTGAAGAGCAAATGGTTAAGCTTGAAGCACAAAGACTTGACCTTGAAAAGCAAAAGATACAAGCACAAATTGCTAAAGAAGCAGCAGAGGGTGCATTAAAACAACGTGACCTAGATATCAAAGAAGAAAAGATAGCATTAGATGCATACAAAGCAGGTGCATCTAGTTTAATGGAAGCAGATGAAAAAGAAAGAGATAGGAATAGTAAGACTGCTATTGCTTCTGTGAAAGTTCTTGCTGATCTTATTAAACAAGAAGAAGGTCAAAAAGGTACTGAAAGCATTAAGGCTGCTGATATGATTACTAAATTATTATCAGATGCTAAAAAAGGAAAATAAATGTTACAAAATGAAATACAATCAATTCTTAAAAAAGAAATGGAAGGATTAAAAATTTCCCTTGCATCTGGAGCTTGTTCAGATTATCCTATGTATATGAATACTGTTGGTCGTATTGCAGGTTTGGAATGGGCATCAGTAGAAATTAAAAGAATAGTTAATACAATTATACATGAAGAGGATGATGATTAATGCAAGTAGTTACTATGGGAAATGGTTTAAAAAACGATGAGTGGATATCAGAAGAAGGAGTAGCTGATCCTGAAATATTACCTGAAATACCGGGATATCATATATTGGTTAGACCGGTATCAGTAAAAGAAAAAACTAAAGGTGGTATCTTTATACCTGACTCAACTAAAAACGATATAGCTTATCTTACAACAGTAGGAAAAGTTTTAAAGGTAGGTGATAGTGCTTATCTTGACCAAGCTAAGTTTCCAAAAGGAGCTTGGTGTAAAGAAGGAGATTATGTTTGTTATGGTAAACATACTGGACAAAAGTTTTCTTATAAAGGTTACAAATTAATTTTATTGTTTGATGACCAAATATCTATGATAGTAGGTGACCCTAAAGAGTTAGACCCTACATTTAATTTATCAAATTAATTATATACTTACTATTGTAACTTAATGTTATTTATATTACAATATAATTATTACGTAATTCGTTTGTTTCGTAAACTACGGGAAGGAGACATTTAATGTCTGAAGAAAAAACTGAGTGGACTTCAATAGACTCTTCTGCTAATAAAGAAGTTGAAGAAAAAATTGAAATCGAAATTGAAGGACAAGAAAAAGAAGTAGATGCTGCTGCTCCTATTAAAAGAGAAGAAGGCATAGCTTCAGAACTACCTGAGAAAAAAGAAAGTATTTCAGGTGCTGAAAAACGTATAAGACAATTAGTTCGTCAAAAAAAAGAACGTGATGAACAGATTGATTCTTTAGTAGCTAAACAAGTAGAACTAGAAGAAAAATTAAAAACAAAGCAAAAAGAAGCTGAGACTAGTTTTTCTAAAAGTTTTGAAGATACTGAACAACAATTAAAGAGTCGTATTGAAATGGCTCAGATGGTTTATAAACAGGCTCTTGAGTCTGGAGAAACTGATTTAATTGTTAAGGCACAAGAAAACTTATCTAATGCTCAAGGTGATGCTACAGCTTTAAAAGTAAATAAACAACAGTTTCAGTTGAATACTTCTAGAGTTGAAGAAGAACCTAAAGCAGTTAATAAGCCTACTACAAAACCATCGTTTGATAAACAAGCTGTGGAATGGGCAGGCAAAAATCCTTGGTTTGGTCAAGATCAGGTAATGACAACATTAGCTCTTGAACTTGATAACCAATTAAAAGGAGAAGGTTTTGATCCTTCAGAACCCGAATTTTATGAGGAGATAGATAGCAGATTAAGGAATCAATATCCTCAAAGATTTACTAATGAACGTCAGCAGGATACGTCAATCCCTGCTCAAGTAGTCGGAGGAACGTCACGTAATCCTTCATCCACATCTAAGAATAAAGTCAGACTATCTAAAGAAGATATAAGACTAGCTGAGAAATGGGGAATACCACTTGAACAATATGCTGCAGAAAAACTAAAAGTGGAACGATCCGATGGTGAGTACACTTCAGTCTATAATGCTAATTAACGTGGAGGAAAATTAAAATGGCACGTATAAATATAAAAGAATCACGTAATGTTGAAGCTCGTGAACTCAATACTAGGGAACAAGATATGGAATATAGAGAACCTAATTTACTAGATATTCCTGAAAATGTTAAAGATCGTTTTGCTAATGAGGGCATGGCTCTTCGTTGGATACGTATAAATCTTCGTGGCAAAGATGATTATCAAAATGTTGGCAGAAGACTACAAGAAGGCTGGCAGTTTGTAGAACTAGCTGAAGTTCCTGAAATGCAACATACATCTTTCGTGAGAGATGAAGGTCGATATAGTGGGTCAGTCTGTCGTGGAGACTTAGCACTAGCAAAAATGCCTATACAAAAGGCACAGAGTCGACAAAAGTATTATGAAGGTCAAAGTTCAGAAATGGTTGATGCAGTTAATCAACAGTTAATGAGCCAAAGTGACAGTCGTATGCCTATAAGAAATAATAGTAAAACTCAAGTTACTAAAGGAAGAACACCTTCATTTCAAAGTTAGGTTTGAATAGGGTCGGAACTTTTGGTAAGTGCAATTTTTTAATTAAGGAGAATGAATAATGACTACAACTAAAGCATTGTTTGGCTTCCGACCTTCTCGTAAAAAAGGCAATAACCCTAATAACGAGGGAGTCAGTGAATACCCTATAGCTTCAGGCTATGCAGCAAATATTTTTACTGGTGATCTAGTAAGAATAAATGCAGGATATTTACAAGCCATTACAACTGTAACTGAAATTGCTCAAGGCATATTTCAAGGAGTTAGATACACTGAAAATGGTGAACAGAAGTTCGGTAGATACTGGCCCTCTGGTACATCAGCCACTGATATCTATGCAATGGTAAATGACGATCCTTCTACAGTATTTGAAGTTCAAGCCGATGCTTCTGTTACTGCAGGAGATTTATATGGCTCTCAAAACTTTGGAGTTACATTAGGAGCTGGAAGTACTTTTACAGGTAACTCAGGTCATGGTATTGAAGCTGCTTTAAGAAGCAGTAGAATTTCTATGGTAAGAGCATTAGACCCTGTAATGGAACCGGGTAACGATGTTAACTCTGCAACTGAACGTGCATTTTTAAAATTAAATGTTCGTATAATTCAACATACAGATATGTTCATGGACTGTGCAGTTACTGCACCTGCCACTGTAACTGATCTTGTATTCACTTAAGATAGGGAGAATAAAATATGGCTATAAATAGAGGAAGTATTGCTAAAGAACTTCTCCCGGGTCTTAATGCTGTTTTCGGCATGGAGTATGGGGAAGTTGCTAATGAGCATGCACCTTTGTTCGACACTGAAAATTCAGATCGAGCATTTGAAGAAGAAGTATTATTTACAGGTTTCGGTACTGCACCAACTAAAAGTGAGGGTGCTGCTGTAACTTATGATAATGCTCAAGAAAGTTATGTAGCAAGATATACACATGAGACTGTGGCTCTTGCATTTGCTGTAACTGAAGAAGCAATGGAAGATAATCTATATGATACTTTTGCTAAATTAAGAGCAAGAGGATTAGCTAGAGCAATGGCTAATACAAAGCAAGTAAAAGCTGCTGATGTATTTAACCAAGGATTTTCTGCTACTGCCACAGGTGGTGATGGTCAACCTTTCTTTTCAGCTTCTCATCCAACTGTAGGTGATGGAACTCAATCAAATACTTTAGGAGCTACTGATTTATCTGAAGCTGCTTTAGAATCTGCATTGATTACTGTTTCAAAAGCTAAAGATGATAGAGGTATTTTAATTGGTTTACAAACTAAATCACTTCATATACCTTCTGATTTAGCCTTCACAGCAGATCAAATACTAAATAGTACATTATCAACTGCAATAGGAGTTAACCCTACTACTGCTGCTAATGGTGCTACTAATGTTAATAATATTAACTCAATCATGAACCAAGGTTTAGTACCGGGAGGTTTCTATGTAAATAGAAGATTTACCGATACTAATGGTTGGTACTTAAAAACTGATTGTCCTAATGGTACTAAAATGTTTGTACGTTCACCACTACAAACTAAAATGGAACCAGACTTTGATACTGGAAACTTAAGATTCAAATCCCGTGAAAGATATAGCTTTGGCTTTTCTGATTGGAGAGGTTTCTATGGTTCTTCAGGTTCATAATAATTTAGGTTTAAATTAATTAACTAATAATGGGAAGGGTCATTGCATCCTTCCTATTTTTTTTGTATAATAAGGTATACAAATTTATTTTTATAAAGGAAAAATAATATGTCAACTACAATGAGAACAGGATTTGTTACAGGAAGTGGAGCAGTTTTAGATGTTACCTCTGATGCAGCAATATCTGATACAAGAATTAGAGCTATAAATTATTCAGGTGTTGGTACATTTTTAATTACAGGTACGTCTACTGATGCAGAAGGAAATACTAATGGAAGTAATATTAAATTTGTAGGTACTACTGCTACCGACACAGGTTCAATTTATTTGCCTGACTTAGGTATAAGGATGCCCGGTTCAGTAAAGGTTTCAGCACCTACTTCAGCTAGTACTGTGACAATTTTTTATGGCTAATTATACTTATCTTGTAAATGATATTCTTGAAGCTGCTGAAAACGACAGCACAGAATTTTTAAACTATATTCCTAAGATGATTTATAGAACAGAAGAAAGATTAACACGTGATCTAGACGATTATGGTTTAGTTTCTTATACGTCTGTAGCTGTGTCTAGTGGTAATAATCAATTAACTTTACCATCAGGAACAAGAATACTTAAGAATATAAATATTGTAGCTAATACTACAAAGATAAATTTATTACAAAGAACTGATGAATATATAAATGACTATTGGAATGTAAGTGCAAGTACAGGTACACCACAATATTATGCAAGACGTAATAATGTAACAGTGTTAATAGCACCAACACCTGTATCAACTTTTAATGGGGAGGTGGTCCACATATCTAGACCCACTAC